GAAACTAAAATGAACGACACCATCGAAATCACAGCAGAAGAAATCGCCCGCCACTACTCGGCAACAATGGACTCCGTAAACCTCATCAACGCTGGTCAGCCTGAGGGCATGACTGACGAAGACTGGGTCGACACAGTATCACGCAACGTAGAGCATTTGCAGATTATGCTGGACAAGACGTATTGGACGACAGAGGATTTAACCCCGCTACAGGCCTTGGTCAATTAACATAAAATGAACTATCTAGCACTGGGCGGTGTTCTTACTTGGGCTTTGGGGCACTTCAGGTAATGCTTGCTGAATTAGCGGTTGCTAATGCATCGACTTGGAGGTCTCGCTGGTATTACGTTATGCTTAATAAGAAAAGCGGGATGCTTTATGTTGGCCAATCTTTTAATTTAGAGAGTAGAAGTTACTGCGGCTCTGGTCAATACTGGGTCGCGCACTGCAAAAAACATGGCGGTTACGGGCGTAAAAACATTGAGGTTGTGCAAAAGTTTTTGGGCTGAAACAAAGTCTTTTGCGCAGTGTTGGCTTAATGAATTTGAAAATGTAAATCCAAGTTATTTTGAGCGTTCTAATACCAAATGGGCTAACCGCGCTAGAGAGACAACTGAAGATTCTGCGTTTTGCGGGATAACTAACGAGAATCGGGTTGAGTATGCAAGGGCTGGCGGCATGGCCGCGGCAAAGATTCCAGGTCACATGGCTAACATGGCTTCTATTCAGGGTAAAGTTAACGCTGATTCAGGGCATATGGGGCGCATACAAAAAATTGGTTGCTCATTAGGCGGGAAAGTTACTGGCCCGATACTTGGTAAAAAATGGCTGATAGCGGCCACTTGGCTAAGATTGCTAAAGCAGGAGGCGCTACCGTTAGCAAGCAACGCCATGCCACAAAAGACATTGATACAGGGAAAAGTTTATTTGCCGTTCAACTTGGGCAGGCAAGCGGAGTTACTCGTTGGTTGATGAAGAAATTTTGCCAAGAATTTGGCATTAAAAATCCTGGCACAAATTACACCAACATAGATAAAGCTGCTTTTAAGCACTGGAAGTCTCAAAATGTTGGCTGAGTTGATGATTGCAAATTCCGCATTTGCAGTTATTAAAGAAACTGTTGCTAATGGTGGAGACATCATGGCAGCGGGGCAGCACCTGTTCAGCTTCTTTGATAATAAAGCGGCGATAGCTAAGAAAGCCAACGCAAGCGGCTCGGATTCAGAAGCGTTTTTTGCACTAGAGGCTATCAAACGGAACGAACAAGAGCTGCAAGAAATAATGATCTACTGCGGGCGGGCGGGGTTGTGGGACGATTGGTTGCAGTTCCAAGCTGATGCAAAGCGAAAACGAGATGCAGCGGTCAAGGCTGAAGCACTAGCTAGATACAAACGTAAACAAACGATTTGGGCGTGGGTTAACGGTATTTTGATTACGGTTTCTGTTTTGTCTGGCGTGATTGTTATCGCCATATTGGTGTGGGCCATATATACAAGGGGCGGAAATGGATGATCTTATTTCGATGGTTAAGGGCTTCGCGCCCGGTATTGCTACTGTACTTGGTGGTCCTCTGGCTGGCATGGCAGTTAGTGCGCTTTCTAAACAACTTGGCGTCAAAGACGAAGTAGACGCGGTGATGAAAGCCATCGCTGCCGATCCCGAAGCTGAGGCCAAAATAAAGCAGCTCGAACATGACAAATTTAAGGCTATCCTTGCAGATAAAAACAGCGCTCGTGAGCGCGAGATGGCTATCGCTTCAAGTACAAATGCGCCTCTCCTTAATAAAATTGTCACGCCAGCGTTGGCGCTAGGCGTTGTTAGCCTGTCGTTCCTGCTGTTCGCGGTGCTCATCTTTGTGGAAGTGAAGCCCGAGGCTAAAGACATCCTGATCTACATCCTTGGCGTCTTGTCTGCTGCGGTGACGCAAATCCTGAGCTACTATTTCGGTAGTAGCGTGGGCAGTAAAGATAAGGGCGATCAGTTAAGGTCCATTGTGAAATAGTTTAGGAGTACGTCATGTCGTTCTGGCTACCCGTTGTTTTATTTGTCTCACCGGGGGCAATTGCGGGTTTGCAAGCGGCAGCTTAACGGCGACAGCCAGTCAATGCGAGAAGACGAATTACGCCGTCAGACAAAAGCTGGCCACAGACCTAGATGTTGCAGGTTTTAAACTTGTCTGCATACAAATAAAGAAGGACGAATTTATATGAAACTAACAGCCAATTTCTCCCTTGTGGAGATGACCAAAAGCGAAACCGCCTTGCGTCATGACATTGACAATACCCCCGATGCCGACCAGCTAGAGAACCTGACCATCCTGTGTGAGTGCGTGTTACAGCCTGTGCGTGAGCGCTTCGGCATGCCCGTTAAAGTCAATTCAGGCTTTCGCAGTGTTGAGGTAAACACTAAAGTGGGCGGCTCTAAAACGTCAGATCACTGTAAGGGTATGGCTGCGGACATCGAGATTCCCGGAGTGGCTAACGCTGAGCTGGCGCAGTGGATCGTGGACAATTTGAACTTCCGCCAAGTAATTCTTGAGTTTTATACCCCCGGCGTCCCTGATTCAGGTTGGGTGCATGTCAGCTACAACCTCGGCGACAACAAAAAGCAGGCACTTACCGCTACCAAGATTGATGGCAAGACTGTGTACTTAACTGGCTTGCAAGCGTAAAATCCCGCTATGCTAAAAAAAATACAGTTGCGCGCAGGATTAAACCGCGAGGTCACTCGGTATTCCACCGAAGGCGGCTGGTATGACTGTGACAAAGTCCGGTTCCGCTTCGGGTTCCCTGAGAAAATTGGGGGCTGGGTGCAGACATCCACAAACCGTTTTTTAGGGGTATGCCGCTCACTAATCAACTGGGTGACGGTAGGCGACGTGCAGTTGGTGGGTCTAGGTACCAACGTCAAGTACTATCTTGAGCGGGGCGCTGCGTTACAACGATATAACCCCGGTCCGTGAAACTACTTCCGCGGGCGATGTTACGTTTGCCGCGGCCAACGGATCTTCTACATTGACGGTATCCGACACCGGCCATGGCGCGTCAGTCGGGGATTACGTTATATTTAGCGGCGCGGTATCGTTAGGAGATGCCATTACCGCCACGGTTCTCAACAGTGAGTACGCTGTTGCCACCGTGATTGACGATGACACCTACACAGTGGTGGCCTCTGCTGTGGCTACTGCAGGTGACACAGGGGACGGCGGCGCGTCCGTTGTAGGTACTTACCTACTTTCTAGCGGCCCTGCTATCGAAGAAGTTCTGGGTGGCTGGGGCACGGGCTATTTTGGCTTTGGCGCGTGGGGTATCGGTACCCCTTCAACAGAAGCTATTCGTATTTGGAACCACGCCAATTTTGGCGAGGACTTGATTTTCGGCCCGCGAGGCGCGGGGCTTTACTATTGGGACGCCACCAACGGTGTAGCTACCCGTGGCGTGGCGATTCCTGATATCGTTGGCGCATCAAACGCACCTACAAAGCAGAACAGTTTTCTTGTCTCGGACGTTTCCCGCTTTGTTTTATGCTTTGGTGTCAACCCGCTGGGCCAGATACCCATTGACCCGATGCTTATCCGCTGGTCGGACCAAGAAAATGTTCTTGACTGGACACCTACGGTTACCAATCAGGCGGGTGATTTACGACTGTCTTACGGCACGCAGATTGTCACTGCCCGCCAACAGCGCCAAGAGGTTTTGGTGTGGACAGATGCTGCGTTGTACTCTTTGCAGTATTTAGGTCCGCCCTATGTTTGGGGTGCGCAGTCCGTTGGCGAGAACATTTCAATCATAAGCCCGAATGCTGTGGCTAGCGCCAACAACATCACGTACTGGATGGGTTTTGATAAGTTCTACAAGTACGATGGCCGCGTACAGACGCTGCGGTGTGACTTGCGCCAGTTTATCTTCCAAAACTCTGATGATGGCTTGACCATCAACTCTGCACAAAGTGCGCAGGTTTTTGCCAGCACTGTCGAGGCGTTTAACGAGATCTGGTGGTTCTACTGTTCGTCGGCGGCCACTGCCCCTGACCGGTACGTGGTCTACAACTATTCTGAAGACATTTGGTACTACGGATCCATGGAGCGCACAGCGTGGCTGGACAGCGGTACGCGGAACAACCCCATAGCTGCCCACCAAAATCGATTAATCAACCAAGAGTTGGGGGTGGATGATGTCTCGAACGTGACGCCTGTCCCGATTAACGCGTATGTATCCTCGTCCCAGTTTGACATCGATGACGGCCACAACATGAGCTTTGTTTGGCGCATACTTCCAGACGTCACGTTCCGTGGCTCTACTGCTGCCAGCCCACAGGCGACGATGACGCTGCTGCCGCTAAAGAACTCCGGCTCAGGGTACACGGACCCCGCGTCAGTGGCGGGCAGCAACGAGGGGGGTATTGTTCG